ATCAGATCAATTGAAGGCGGTCCAATGAAAAATTTTGGAGCAAACATATCATCTGTGGACGCGTATATTAGATATTTTCTTTCACCATACGCTGCATGGATATGTATATTCCCGAAGTTTTCAAAAAGAACATTACCCACCTCTGCTTCTTTGGTGAATAACATTTTCAATGGACTACTGAACGGTACCGTTAGGTTTATGGAAGGACTGCCAGGATGGCTAACCATCTTGTTACACCCATCAAGGGATGGAGCAACGTAAGGTGGCTGGAAATCTGGCATGGGAATTGGATCCCAAAACACATTGTGAACTCCTGATCCTGTAGAATAAATTTGGAAAGACATACCTCCTCTAAACATTGTGTACATGGAGAGAAGAAAGTCTAACACACCATTACCTAGGACATCACTCATCGGAAATGACGTTTTCTGCGATTCATCTAAATGTACGGCTGAGTATAGATTAAACGTTTTGAAAATTTCCTGGATGTGAGAGTAATAACATAGTGTTTGGCCTTTCATAGAACCTTCCGGTTCCATTCTTAATGGCTTCGCTTGGTCTTCGTAAGGTGGAGGCTTACTAAACCTTTTTCCTGTAGTTTTATTGTTCGTTGGTTGCACAGGAACAGCAACCTTTGATTTGAGTTGTTTAAGGGGTTTCAGTTCTACAATCTTCAAGGCTTGTTTCTTCTTTTCCGCAGTTATTTCGTGTGGAAAGGCTTTATAGTGTGATCTGCCGAAGAATTTCACCTGTGAACAATCAAAGTAAATTTCCATTACCACTCTATTTAGGCCCGTAGTTTGCAAGGTCTTGGTTAAAGTAAATGTCAAAATACTGCTGAAATAAGCTGGTAGTTCCCCTACAGCAATATCTGCCCAATATTGCGTAGTTGTATAGAAATACAAACCAAGATTTTCGTTTTCTACCCAGAATTCAAATTCTCTACATTCTTTAGTGTAATCAAAATCTATATAACTCTGAGTCGTCTGCTGAGATCTAGTACCGATCTCAGCTAATGTTGCACCTTTATTACATGATGCTCTAATCGAAAATGTTTGGTAATTATTTCCATAAAATTTAACTCTAACTTTAACTCTTCCCGCCCAAAATGAAAACAATGTGGATAGATAATCTGAAGGAGATACTGGGATATCTGTTGTAGCACCCGATCTATCTATTGCATTCAAATTTGGAGCTGGGGTAACAGGAGCCGCTGCAATGAAATCATTCATCAGGGTCTCTGTAGTTATAGTAGTTTTAAAAACTGGAACCGGTCTACTCATTAAATAATTAAAAGATCCAACATCTTTAGATGGCACAAGAACTCCCAACTTGGCCATTTCTGGCCTTGGTCCCATAAACTCAGTTTTATAAGCTCCATCAACCATATTCAGCGAAGTGTCTGCTGGAATAGTTGGGATTGGTGGCGCTCTAAAAGCTGGCTTATCGAAATCAGCACCTTTAGTCATACTAACAGATGCAGACGTTCCTCCCGTCTCAAAATCATTGGCCTCCTCCGGTGCAACTTGAATGGCATTATTATCACCATCCAAGTACACATTGGTAGTATTATGTGTAGTTTTGCTTGTTTTAGCACCCTCATCACGATAATTCGTAGCTTTCTTAAAAGCAGCCCGTAGTCGTTTCTCTGAATCAGCTGTTGCACATTGTGAAACAGGATACATGAACTCTGGCTCAACAAATCTCACTTGCATATTAATTCCTGCTTCTTGCGATACATCAGGAGTTGCCAACAATGGAACATTGGTCATGCAAATCAACCTCCCGATAGAGCTGATTGGAACATCAGCATCTTTATCTCCTTTAGTTGAAATGTGTGATTTGTAAAACCACCACGGAATACTCATAAGAAAACTCCTCGTGATACTCAGATCAATATTTACTACGTCTTCCACTGAATAAAATCTTGGATAATTGTTCCCAGGTATTTGCGAAACACTACTTGTGTGATTTATCATTGGAACAAAACCAAACAAGTAAGATCCAGAAGTATCCGGTAAACTTGCAATAGTAAATAAAACTTCAATGCTTTTACATGTAAAAGCCGCATACTGCGTGAAAGCACGCTGTAAGTGACAATTTGATACCAAGTCTAATGGAACACTGAGATTGAATTTTTGAGAGTATGGTGAATCTTCTCCACTCAAACTTTCATCAATCTCAATTTCATAGAACTTATCTGAAATTGGATAAAATTTTTCAGATGTTGTGTTATCGACTTTTGGTGACACATTGATACTCACTTTGTTTTTCACATTTGCATCCTCCCCCATTCCTTGAACACTAGGCCCTACGGCTGCAGTGTTATTTCTAATGAACGCACTAGACTGATCATCATAGGCGTTCATTACCTGTTCTCTAATATTTTCTGCTGATGGCCACCCTCTTGGGTTTAGGCCTCAGCTCCATAAAATTGGTCACTCCTCCATATCTTTGCAGCATAATTTGATATGCTTCTTCGAATCCAGGTAATGTCCCTGAAATTTTGTGGTTTTTTAGAACTTCAGTCAGGTGTTTGTGGTAGTTGTTGTATACCTCCTCCCCATGTAAGAACGTTTTCAATAGCACCTCATGAAACAACGGTACATTCAAATGCGGATTATTTCTAGTTGTAATGTTGCAATATTGCAATCCATTGTTAATAGAAGCCAATTGTGGTTTGAGAACAATGTTTCCATCCTTCAAAAACATAAAATTATGTTTAATAAACTCACAATCTTCTAAATTTTTGTCTAGGTTAAATTCCGCTTCTCCTTTTGCTGCAGGAGTATAATTTATACCGTGTTCTTTTAGCACACTGGAAATAGTTCTACCGTTAAAATCATTATTAAATTCTGGTGGTATACCTAATTGATTGTCATCTCCCATAAACATTTTAAACACTCTATCCCAATCAGCTTTAACACTGTCTGGAACTAAGCGTTTGAAACAATAGGCTAACAATAACCAATTAAGCATACAATTGGCTATAGCTGTAAATAGAAATCCCGAAGGAATCCCATTTGTTTGAAGATAAATGTTTCCTTCGATTTGATGAAAACATCTGCTTATATAATCATATAAGATTTTACGAACTAAGCAATCTTCGTCAGTACAGTCAGAGTCAAACTTTTTATACCATTCATTAATAATATCAACAATTGGCTCGTGGAATTCACCACTCGCTACTTTGTCAAAGGCTTCGTAATCTCCATCTAAAGGTTTCAAACCTTTTAGACCTTCTAGTATTTTCGGAACTTCACCTGACAATGGGTCTAAACCTATAGCATGTCTAAACTTACCTCTAATACTTTCAAAAAACATCTGAAATGCACCAAAATATCTTCTAAAAAGCAAAAGATAATGCACGTTTCCTATTTGAAATAGTCTGACTTGAGGATTCTTAGGTTCCTCTGCTAATGTTTTAAATCCCAATATCTTGTCAATCCCAACCTTTTCTTGCTTTGGATAGTCTGCCACTGTTGATTTCTTGATCTCCTGTCTAACACCTTTCTTTGAAAGAGCTAGTAATTCGTCAATCGCAGCCCTAAGATCAGGGCTTATAACTTTCCGATTTCCTATCTCTCCACCAATGAAAGAATGTTTTCCCGGTAATTTCTTGTCTTTACTTTTGTCTAATAATGGTCCTACGGCAGTATTTAAATCTAACGACTCATATACTCCTTCAATTCCGTTAATAGCTTCATGCTCAGATAAGATTCGACCTCTGGAGCCCGCTTTGACTCCCAGATCGATTATTTCATCACGTAACCACTTTGATACCACTTTAACGATGGCAGGTCGTAGTGGTTTACCATATACGACCTTTTTCAAATTATTAGCTATTGGATCAATAGCTATACTAGTCCCGTCCTCGTACATACGAGTTGATAAGGGAGTAGCTCTGGACAAATTAGAAGGAAACTTCGTTGGATAACCCCAAGGAGCTCCTTCTTTTCCATAACATATCGACTTTTTCATATCGTTGACCATTGGCAGGTAACTTTGTTCCTGTTTGCCCAAATGTCCAACTACAGGGAGATTGTCTCCTAGGACAATACCTCCAGGTGCTGATTTTAATTCACTAGGAATCTCGTAAACAGCAGCCTGGTCCTCGTAGCACGATATAGGGATAGCCGATGACATTTTATGCAACTCGTCTAACATCTCTCTACTAACAACACAAGACTTAGCAATTGTTCCATGGCCAAAACTACCAGTATGCATTCCCACAAACTTGCAGCTGGTATTAGAAAAATTGTAAGACACCAGAGAGCCGCAATCACCTACTGCCGTCTTCATACTGGAATAAAAACCTCTAGTTCTTGTCCAAGTGGGATCGTCTGGATTGATACTCTCTTTCTCAATATCTACACAATATTCCAAATCTGAGCCTAAACGTTGATATACTTTATTCCCTATCTTCGAAAACATTGATATGCAATTGCCATTGTATCCTATATTTGGTATTTCATTTTCAGTGACAAAGAAACTCCTTCTGTCTCTAACAGCTTGCGCTAAATTAGATGGCAAATTGAACGCTACGACGTCGCATTCAATAGTTTCACCGTCACTCTTTGTTTCTTGAAATAAAACAATATCACTCATTTGTAAATTGAACACAATGGGCCTAAGTCTATCAACATCTTTTGGCATGTAAATAGTTACCGAGTATTCTCCTTCCGTGTCAAACCCAAATCCAGCCAGATAATGCAAAGGAAACACGATCCATCTTCCCAGGGGCATGATATAATTTGATCTTATCATGGTTTTACCCTGAGAAACTGTCATTTCTCCTAACATCAAACTAGCTATTTCTATTTCAGTCATTGGTTTTCCTGAAGCATCACCTGCTGTGTCTGCATAATCACTCCAAGCTCCTCCCAACTGGGCTACTCTTCTTTCTACTTCTTCTCGAGTGTCTTTATCGGGATTCCAAGCTGCCAACCTCTTGGCAAATCTTCTTCCGAACAACTTTCTACCATTCGCATCAGTATCATCACTACCTCCCGATGGACCGGTTTGGATCCTCTTTCTGCCTTGGTAGCTTCTTTTAGCTTTTCTACCCTGGTCAATGTAGTCTAGAGTCAACTCATTAACTTTTGCACTAGATCCGAGTACTGCTAAAGCTGCTATTCCTATAAAGAAAGCAGCAAAGAAAATTTTATGTTCTTTAACAAATTTGCTGAGACTAGCTAATTTATCGAAGAACCAATCTTTCCATGATATTTTTGTCGCCTCTCTAACAACTGGTTCTTTCGTTTTACCAAAAGTTATTTGTTGCTCAAAAGTTTCATCTCTATAATCCAAATACAAACTATCATCAAACGTGTGAACTCTAGTGAAGTCGATGCCAGAACTAGCAAATCTTGGAAAGAACGATTGTTCCTCATAAACTCTTAACAAGTTTCTAAGCGTTTCTACGTCCGAGTGCACAGCTCCTTCTAACCTTGCTTTTATCTTATCATTTGGCTTCTTTAAACCTCCTGAGACTTTGATTTTCTCATATAACTTTATAGAATCCAAGATCAAAAGGTTGTTTAGATGAAATCTGTAGGACAATTTGCTTCCCGTTACCTCCTCCATCCCATAAATCAATTCTGAATTTCTGCACCTCACTGGGATAGTTGGTTCTATCTGATCTGAATCAAAATGATATATAGAATAATACTGGGTCAATTCTGCATACGTTGTTTGTCTCAATCCTTTCATCTTTTCCAAAATTATAGGATTGTCGCATACCACTTTTCCTTTCTTCCAAGCATTCATAAAGAAAATGTTTCTGAGTATCAGACCAGACCACGCAAGATATTCTCCTGCGCCAGCCTGATCTTGGTACACACCCCAACTACTCAAATCGTAACCTTGAAGGTTTTGCTTCATGGCCATCATATCATTAACTCCAGTCCAATGATTGGTCCAAGCTTCTAATAACATTGTTCTAATCTCTTTGAAAACATAGGGGCCTTGTGAGCCGTCTGTGGTTAAGTCCCTAATGTAGAAGTTCAAGTGTTCAAAATCTCTCTCTTCAAATTGTGGATGTTCTCTCTTTATTGTTTTAAAATCCATATTTTTTCCAGAAACATAATATTTGCTAAACTCCTCCTTAACTTTAACTTCTAGAGTCATGTGTCTTCTTCTAAAAACCGCATCTGGCTTATTCAAAATCTTGTTAATAGAGCTAGAAGCTTTATACAAATTAGAAGTGGCAATAACCATAGTAGCTGAACAAATCGTTCCTTTAATACCTAAACTAGGATCATTTAGGCTAGCTTGATTTAGAAAATGTGGATTTCCACTAACCAAACTTAGGATATCATTGAAATATTTTTCTGAAGTTGCATCAACCATACTTCCTGCATCGTCGTACAACATATTTTCACCTTTGTAGCCACTGTAATACTTGTCACCATTAGACACATTGTACATGGGTTGATAATCATCCATAGACTTTTTTATTGGCAAGCCTATAATTTCAGCATTAGCCGCTTCCAACTTGTTGATTTCATCAGCTAAAGTTGATTTACCAGTGCCCGGGGCTCCAAAAATCCAAATATGATAAGGCGTCAAGCCATTAACCACATTCTTATTAGCATTGAGCTTAACGTTATCGTCCATCAATTTTTCGAACTGATGAACCAATTTCAAATTTCCTTTAGCCGCTTTCAACAATTCCTCATTTCGGGCCAAGTATACATGTGTTAGATGCAAACCTGGGTTTGTCATTCTTTCCATAAAATATGTTTGTATTTTCTCTGTGAGGAAAGCGGTTTCAGCTTCTGAATCTCTGAAAATGCTCATCATTACCCCAAAACCATGCTCGGAAAACAAGCCAACAAGAATCTTAGACAAACTTGGAATTTTGCTCCCAAAATTTAGCATTTGACTCAGGGCTACGGCTTTCTTAGCTAAGTTCGATATTCCTATATCCAAAACAAATGAAAAAGTTAAAATTGCTCCTGTTATTACCATAGTAACAACATCAACAACACTGGCTTCATCTCGATATCCGCTGCTAGGTAGCAGCAATTTCAAGGACTTGTCGAAGAAGTGTGCTGCTCCCTGGATGAACATTTCTACGACTCTACAACCTACGTATGCTGCCATAACATAGACCAGAGCCGCTACCATCAAATATTTAAGACCCGCAGTACAATGGTCTATGTATTCATAGACCGTATCTCCAACGATACGTTTGACTGCACTCCAAGCTCCTTCAAACAACTCCGTCACGAACGTTGCTGATTTGGACATAAACGTTGGAATACCAGAACAAAAAGAGAAGAAATAATCCTTCAACTTGTCATACAACGTTTTAGGTTGTTCTTCTTTTTCTGTGGACAAAAGTTGCAATTTTGTGTAGGTGTAGAACCTAGCATCCAAAATTGCTTCAATGTTTTTAATAACCTCAGAATTTCTACTATTGTTTCTCATTTTAAGTAATACTTCAGAATCCATCCTATAAAAGTAGGGCGACCCTACTGTTTGTAGATAGGTTTTAGAGTTATAATTGTAATACTTATCACTGTGCATACAATAGTATCTCCAGTTACTCGTGGTTTTATGGAAACCATAAGCAATCAGAGGTAAAAAACTAAGGCTATTGGGCAACAATTGGTTCACCGTTAAAAACTCAGTTATCGTCATGCCATGTTTAAGATTAATACTAAAAGTACCAATATTGATCTTAGATGGCAGCGTTGTCATTTCCTCCAAACTGAGTTGCGTGTAGATTTCAAACATATGTTTGCCCATATGTTTCTTGCCATACCAACATTTTCCTGGTGAACAAAGTTCCCCTCCTCCATCAATCCAATAATAAAGATATTCTAAGCCTGTGGAAGTTAGAATATCTTTTAAAGGAGTGATACTTGTAGGAGGATCACCCCCCGTTTCTGAGTTGGGGCCATGAGGGGGCGCCCCAGTGCTATTGCTTCTGGTTTGGAGAAAAAATTCATCCGCTGGGATCATACGAGGGCTCTCTGCTTGAGCAGATTCTTCCCCGCTGTCATCCAACGTAGACATTAATCTCGCTAAACCTCCAGCAACGCCGTCTTTTCCAGCCTCTAAGCTAGCTGGTAGGGAACTTCTCCCTTCTTTAGTGACACTCTCGCGCGCTCGAGATCTCCTGCTTTTAGTCTTACGACTACCTGCTGGAGCTTCAATCGAGGTCATGACGGGTTTTGCTAAAGAGGGCGAAGGACCATTTTGAGAAGATGATGGAGTTAACACACCATCTGCATTCAAAACTGTGCTTTGCTCAACACTCAAGCTTCCAGCGTCACTCCTGTCGAGAATGATCTCCGAGGTACTCATAATACTTTCTGCTGACATTATATCGATCACGAAGATGCTTAAAAAATTTAAAAATCAATACCTGAACTCAATCAGTAATAAC